GACGTAAATGTTAATCCACCATTACCATCAGTAGTTAACACTTGTCCAAGAGATCCTTCAAGTACATCTATTTCATTAACACCTACAACATTACTTCTTATTTGAATATTACTTACAATACCAGTAACATCACCACCAACTGATTGATTTGAAACATTAATTTCAACCGTTGCAAAAGAAAGATTACCAAAACCATCAGTAGATAATAATTGATTAGCACTACCATCATTAACATTTAATTGTGTTATACCAACACCACCACCTACTGGTGATCCAACAACATTAGACATATTTTCTAATGCAAGAGGGAAACCTTTTACTGTTGATCCATCATGTACTATAGCAGTATTTTTAGTAGTATCAACTGTTATTTCACCAACAGCACCAATAAAGTTGACATGATCTACAGTAGTACCTCTTCGTCTTTGAACTAATTTTGCCATGTTCTTTTCCGCCTATAATTTATTTACTCTATTGTATTATTTATAACAGTTATTAAACATGCACTACTTCTTTTGCTTCAAACCCAAATATATCATGTCGATCTATAGGATGTTCTCCTTCAATCTTATACAAAATGTGACCAGTAATTTCAAATAAAGAAGCCGCTAACCAAACAACATTATCACTATATGCATTATCACATGAAGCCTTCCATTCATCTGATCCCGGACTTAAAAATAAACAACTTCCTTGACACAAATGTAATACTGGACATTTAGGACAATCTTCTCTATCAGACCAATGAGTACCTGTTTTAATATTAACATTTTCTATATCATCCATATGTCCTATATGATGAGACAGTCCTGCAGGATTATCAGAAGATACAGTTACATTTTGACAAGTAGTAACATTACCATTAAGATCAACTGCCATTGTAGAAGGTTCTTCCATTCCACATTTTTGTAACAAAGATGCAGATGGTCTTTGTTCTTTTAATGAATCTACGAAACCAGTAATTTTTTGTTGTAGTATTGTAAACTGCTCTATTTTTTTACCCATTATTTCACGAAATGATTTACGTCTATATTGAATATGTTCTTCATTAGTTTTCCATGACATACTCAGTCCACCTTCATCATATGCATCAACTGTACCACCTTCACCTATAGGAACTACTCCAAAATTATTTCGTATCCATCTTTGAACTTCTGATCGACTATCATTATCTTTATGAATCATGGCATTAACAGAAAACCTATTACCAGGAATTAAAAGATTTCGTAATTTAAAAAGCCATTTCTTTTTTTCCGTATCTTCTAAAGGATCTGGTCCTCTTGTTTTTTGACCAACACCATCATGTGAAATTGAAACAGAATAATTATACTTTTGAATGAAATTAATTATTTCATCATTCAATAAAGAACCATTTGTGATAACACTATATGTTGCTTCTGGATACTTCTCATGAAGTTGTTCTGTTAACAATTTCATTTTTGGAAAATACAGAAAAGGTTCACCACCCCACATTTCAAAATGTAACTCTTTTCCAATTGTTACTTTATCAAATCTTTTAACAAAGTTAGAAATTTCTTCTACTGTATTTTCGTCTTCATCGTCATGTTTATAAGTATCATCTGGATTACGTGGAACAAATCTTTGTGAACAATACTCACATGAATAATTACATTTAAGTCCTAATTGTATTTTTATTTTTGTTAAATCTCTTTTTCCTTCATCCATCTTCCAAGATGGTTTAAAATCTTTAAACGTATTTTGTGGTACTACAATATCACCATTCTCATATCGTAACTCTGATGTTTCATTATCATAATCTAAAATTAGTTCGCTGTTATCTTTTTGTTTTTCTAAATAAAATTTAAATTGTGCCATAATCTATCCTCGAAAGGGTTTACTTAATTCATTATATCCGTGTGACATAATTCTAAAATTAACAACGATGCAAATTCTTGTACCTTTTCCTAACCACGGATTTGATTCATGCCAAACATAATTTGGATGAATTAAAGTTAATCCAACTCTAGGTGTTACTGCATGAATTTTTTCCCAATATGGATAATTGATAGACGGTCTGGGATCTTGAAATAATATTTGATGCATCCCGTGTCGTGGTGATTTTTCATTACCATGTTGCAATTGTTCTGAAGGATCAACATCTGTATCACCTATTTTTAAATAATGAACTAATACACCATCTGTATCTTGATGGTAATGTGGATAAGTTCTTGCCCCAGACTCTTGTACATTACCGAAACATCTTCCCTCAATGACCATATCATCTGCTTGTTGTACACCCCAACCTTTACGAATATAATAACGAATCTGCTGACATGCTATATTTTCAAATTCTAAAATAGATTGTTTTTCATTTGGAAATTCTTCTAAGTCTTTATCACTAAAAAGATTATAGTGAGTAGTAGCATAAAATCCTTTTGATTCCGCCATTGAATAAAACTGTGGCTCTTTTTCTTTCAACTCAGACATTGCTACTTCTTTTTGTATAAGAACATTACAAAGATCAGTACACATTTTTGGTGGAAGTTGTGTATCTGATTCAAGAAAAGGACTTGACCACAACTGATCTATTTTTGAAAAATCATCTAAAGGAGATATTCTAGTATCCTCTTCATCATGCTTTCTATTAGCATAAAATGCTATATGTTCTGGCTGTTCATCTTTCATCATATTCTCCATATCAGTTGCTTTCATGATTAAGCTATTAAAGTATTAATATATTATCAATGTATCTATTTGATCTCTAAGTCCACCACATATAAAGTATAACAAAGCCAGAACCATGATGTAAGGAAGAAGTTGATTTAATTTACAGTATAATCAACATCTTTCATACCAGTTAGTGATCTAAAGCCTATTTTTACTTTAAATGTATCTGTAGATTCTAAACCTAAAGCTTTAACTTTAAATGATCCCGTACCGTTTGTAATTGTAACACGTTTCTTCGGTAGATATCCACCAGTATTGTCAAGATAAACAGTAGTATTTTTATCAATAGTATTATCATCTACATCAGTCATTTTAAATTCAACGGTATCAGTTCCATCAGCATCAATAGTTCCACCACCACTTGTAATTACAAACTTTGGAAATGCAGTTAACATTTGATCTAAGTAATTATACCCACTACCTTTAGTCCATCCAGTAAGAACATTAGTACTAAATCCATATCCTCTGTTATATTTTAAAGTCATTGAACAATCAGTAAATTTATCATCTTTAAATGGTTGATATAACATCAACGTAACAGGTGTTTGTTGACGCCTAGACTCTCTTAAAGGATGTGCTTTTGTATCAATGGTATATGGAATTGTATTACAGGCGGGTGATAAATATCCATCATAGTGAACGCCAATTGACCAACATGCTGCATCAGTAAGTTCACCACTCATAATTGATGGATCTGTAGGATCAATCCAACTATAACAAATAACTTGAAAATATTTCCCAGTTAATTTACTCGTATATGTATTACGAATTTCAGCAGGAATATTCGGAAGAAAATCTTCTCCCTTTTTCTTTTCTCCAGAGGTTCTACATACTGGTAGTCTTGTATGATAAACACCTGTTACATCTTCAGGCCATACCATATAAGAAATATTTGGTACCGTTAAACTTCGATCAACATTATCTTTATTTAAATTTTCCCAACCAACTCCTTCGGGGTTAACTCCATTATCCAGGTATTGTGCTTCTGTCAATTCCAGCCAAGTTTTTATACAAACTAGATCATCACTTAATAAAATTTCTATGTGGACTTCAGACGATAAACTATCGTATATCTTTTTAAACATTTATCATTTCTCCTTTCATTAACAATTACATGCACATGCACATGCACAGACACCTGCAGTCAAAGAAATTGCAGTTCCGGCTGCATTTATACTCAAAGACCCACCGTAAGCTACACTAGTACTACCACCAGCACTAACAACTTTACCATTACAATCAGAACAATTACTAGGAATACTTGAGTTACAATTCCAATGATTAGTACAATTTGATGTCCATGTTCCGTCGCCATTGAGATATGTTGAAGAACTTCCAACATTACTACCTAATCTACTAACTCCAACTGTACCACTATTAATATTATCTGCATTTGTTGTGTCTGTTGTTGCGGATGGTGCTAAAACAGGTTTATTTAATAATGTATTCCAATCAGGTGTGGATCCAGCTGGAATATTATCTAACGCTTCCATAACAACATCACCACCATCGTCAAGTAAATCTGCAATTTCTCTCGCTTTTGACATTTATATTTTCTCCTTAAGCAAATATTTGAAGTTCAATTCTATCACTACTTGAGACTTGTTGTGTTAGTGCTAAAGTAGTTCCATCATTAGCAACAAAATCAGTTCCATTAAGCATCTTAATACCATTTAAATATACTGCCATTCTTCCTGCAATATAAGTTAATCCAGTAAAACTCATTTGACCTGGAGTTGGTATAATAATAATTTCTGTTATAGAATCACTAAAACTCAACCCACCAGCACCGTTAGTTGTCATTATTTGTCCTAATGTACCATCTGATACATTAATTTCCGACATACCAACAGCACCATCAGCAATTTTTGGCGATGTTATAGAATCATCTAATATTTTAGCTTCTGTAACACAAGCATCAAGTAATTCTATTGTAGTCACTACATTAGCATTAAGCTGAATATTAGCAACAGTACCAGAAACATCTCCTCCAACTGCAGAAAGACTAACATCTATTGTTTCAAAAGAAAGACCAGCATTTCCATCTGTAGATAAAAACTGACCAGAAGTTCCTTCTGGTAAATTTAATTCTGCAACACCAATTTTATTTGATAAATCAACATTACTCAAGTCTTCTCTTGCTACAGGAAATCCACCTAATGTAATATTATCATGTACTACTATAGTATCTTTATCTAAATCAATAGTAATTTCACCTTCAGCACCTGTAAAGGCCGAATGTTCTATTGTCGATCCTCTTCGTCTTCTTACAATTTTAGCCATTTAATTGTCCTATAATTTTTTTTACAGTTGCTTTAAGTTCGATAATATCTTCTTTCATAGTATTTATATCAGTCTGTTCTTCTATTTTTTGCTGTCTTAACATTTTATATCTATCTAAACCAGATAGATCCGTTTGTAAAACTGCTTTAGATTTTTTATCTCTAATAAATTTATCCATAATTTACGCTAATGCAATAGCTCTTAAATTTTTAACTAATGGAACTCTGGTCGTAGTACTAGACAACATTACAATTTTAATAGCAAAAGTTTTAAAACTATCATATGTAACGCTATTTAAAGTATAATCTGTACTGTTACCAACAGGTTCATATTCAATTTCAAAATATTCTTCAATCGAATCATCAGCAGAAATATTATTCATATTTGTTTTTTCTAACATTTCAGTCCAAAGTTTATCATCAAAAACTTCTGGATCAAATTGAGACAAAATTTTATAATAGACTTTCAGCATAGTTCCTTCCTGTCTATTAGCCGTTAGATAAACTTTCAATGATGTAGCATCAAAACCTTCTTTAAGATTTACCCGTCTAGTCATATATCTAGCGAATGCATCTCCACCTTCTGCATTTGTTTCATTTGTTGCAACATTATTAACAATATTTTCAACTGTAACTACACTATTTCTTGCAAGATCAATAATAGGTGAAATGTGCTTTGAACCTGACGCGAATTGAGCAGCCGAAATATAACTACCTGACAAGGTTGTAATTTTCTTTTGTCGTTCTAATGCAAGATTTGACTGTGGTGCTATTTGAAAGAATGTAGTATCTAATGTATCATTTACAACATCTGTCATTTTAACACCCCAAGTAATACTAGTACCACTTGTGATAAGTTCTCTTGGGACAATCTGAATAATGTTAGATTTATACTCTGTAGGAACTATCTGATTTTTAAATACCGCTTCAGAGAAATCCGCTACCGAGAAAGCACATTTATTAATTCTAAAAGCTAAATCTTGATTTTGTTCTGCTGTCCAAGTTGATGCATTTTGTGATTTAAAAAATGATCCAACATATGGTTGTTCAGAAACTTTTCTAGTCGTTCCAATAATATTGTCACCTAACTCTGCAAGAAATACCTCATACTCTAAACTATTTGAAAGAATAACAAAAGAAAATTCACCAGGTTGTAAGTATACTAATCCTTTATCAAACAAAAAGTTTGTTGATACTGATGCATCTTCACTAGTAGTTATATCATCTGGTAATTTTGATATATCACTAAACGGAACTACTACAGTAGATGGATAACCATTATTAGTAGTTCTGATTTCCAATGTTACTGGAATCTTATTAGTATCTTTGCTCTTAAAATATATATCAACACTTGAAAGAAATATACCATTTGGATATATAGTTCCATCTACAAAGAAAGTTTCTGCTAAAGGATCTCTTGGTGGAGGTGGAGGTGGAGGAGTAAAGAACGTAACACTTGTATCAATAACAGCTCTTGATTCTCTACTAGTTCTCCTTTCAATTCTTGGGACTCTTGTAGAAATAACTACATTCTCTCTTTGTTGTAATAAACCACTTGCCTGATAAATTATTTCAGCACGTGTGCTAGCAGTTACTAAATCTCCTGCTGCATTATCAAGTAAAAGAAATTGTTTGTCACCTACTCTGAATCTTAAAGTATCTGAATTTGGAAGAGAAAAAGTCACACCTGCTAATGAACCAGATTCATCAGTATAAAGTGGATCACCTATTACACCACCACTAGGTGTACAATATGCTGAAATAGCATCACCATCAAAAAATGGATATACCTGTGTTAAAGGTTTCATTCCAGTTACATTAACAGCTACATCTCGTGCTCGTATAAAAGGAATAATAGACACATCGGTAACTCTATCACCAATCTCATTTCTTACTGTTTCTGTACCTGTTATTTCAGCACGTTCTATTGATCCTTGTTGAAATGAAAGTGTTTCAGTTTGGTTCCTTAGTGATTGTCCATTTCCCGCACCACGTCTTTCTGCTGCTGTCGTTCCTCTTGTCGTTGATCTAAGTGTTCTTCCTGTTCCTATTGTTTCCCAACTATTAAATTGACTTTCAAAACCGAAACCAATCATTTGTTCCCAACCATCATTTTCACCATTTAAATTTACAACAACTTCTGGTCGAGTATTAGTATCAATCCAGTTATCATTTGGTGGAGTTAACTCCACAATACCAATCCACGCAACTACAGCAAAAGGATTAACATTAATAAATTTACTTGCTAATGGTTGATCAATAAATACTTCACTAGAATAAGGAAGTGAAATTAAATCACCTGTTCGCTGTATACTTGTTGAATCTGTAGAATTAAAATCAATATCTGTTAGATTTTGTGTAAATGGTGGCCGTAAATATCTTTCTTGAAAATCAATAGAACATTTATAATCAGGACTAAAAACATTACCAACAGAATGACCACTAAATTCATCTACTAATATTCCACTTTTAAATCTATCTAATCCAGCACCATCTTTAATAACTAATGATTCTGTAGCTCTTTCTAATAAAGACAGAGAAGTATAATATTCAACATTACTTAAGCGTTTTTCAAGATTACTAATATCACGCATAGTATATCGTTTATTTTCAATATATTCTATTCCTACAGTATTCGCCTTAAATGTATACGCAGGAATTTTTATTCGATACAAATCCATTGTTCCATCCATCCGTGATGGTGGAGTTTGTTGTAATGAAGGAACTCCCTTATTATTTCCAAATACATCTTCAGCAACAACATCTCTTGCTGATGTTCCTATCTTACTTAAATATACCGAATCAGTCCTTGGTAAATAATAACTATAATCAGCTGACCAATTTGTATTTGGAACAGGTAACTCAATATTTTGCATTAATGTTCCACCATCAGCACGCCTTGGTCTAAAGTCAACACAATCTCTAAGGTCAAATGAAAGACCTGTAGTAGGACTGACATAGGCCGGTATCATACTAAAATCAACGGAAGAGTATGAATCAACTGAAAAATAACCAATACCAACATGAGTGAAATAATCAAATAGAATTGTGATCTGTCCAGATGGAGCAACTTGTCCACTTTTTAATTTTATTCGACCGTGGTCATAAAAATTATCTCGCATCCCAGTATCTAATTCATAACGTGATGTTACGTCTGTATGACCACTTACAACAAGAGATATAGTTTTAGTAACCCCACTTGTTGCTCCTGTTATAGTTTCTTGTACAAAAGTTCCTGTTATAGGAACATATTGAAGCGAAGTTGCACCAGCTACACTTGAAACAACTGTTCCGGTAGCATTAGAAGTAGTACCAGTAATAATTTCTCCTACTGTCATTGCATCATTAGTAGGATTGTCTAAGTTAAACGAATCAATTATCGGTGTAACTACTAAATCACCAGAATCATATATCGCATGAATGCTAAAACAATCAGATACATCTAAAGAATCATATGCACCGTTAACAGTATTTGGTGTAGCAATAGTCTTTGATAAAAGATGAACCAAAGTTTTTGACTTTTCTTGTTTTCCATCTAAATTAATTGTTGCTATAATATCAGCTGTAAAATTACCAGTTCCACCAGTATCAAAAGCTGCAGTAGTATTATTAGGTGGATTTACAGTAATAGTCTGACTACCACCAGTAAAGTCTATAATCTGACCAACAGTATATCCTGAAGTTCCAACCGTCTTAACTGTTACAAGATATCCTTCTAATTTATTTGTATCACTTAAAGTACCTGTTCCAAAAAATGTTTCTGTATTACCTGTTGTTGTTATGGATGATATACCAGTTGCAAAAACAACATTTTCAAATACTCTTCTTGTTTTAAAACTCGTATCAATAGTACCAACGTCATCACGAATTGTTTTAATAACTTTTTGTGATAAAGGAAATACTAAACTGTTTTGATTCGTTTCATATATATTGGTAGCACCAGATGATACTCCTCCTGTTCGACCAGTTTCATCTATATCACAGGAAGAAAGTTCAACAACAGGTGTTGTTGATGCATCAACTGGAATAAAAAATGAATCAACAGCAGAAAAAGCAGAAGAGGTCATTATAATATCATAAATATATAAATTAAAAACTCCAGTACTAATATAATCTATACTTCTAACTTTTGCCGTTCCAATTTTTGTATTTGCATAAGTAGTATCATCTGTTAAAACAATAGATGACGAAGCTACACTATGTAAATCAATTGAAGAATGGTCAGATATATTAAATAATCCTTTCAAATTTTTAATAACAGCATAATTACCATACTGCATCAATCTGTCAAAATTGTTTACAGTCGTAAACGTCCTAGCCTTATCAATTGTAATATCAGTACCAGTAAAAGTTTCATATTCTTTTCCTTCAATGAAAGCTTTACCTGGATCAATACGAACTATAAATTTCGTATCATCAGTTTTATGTTCTTTAGTTTGAATATTGAATGATCGTACAGTATAATTTCCTGATTCATCATACGTTCTACTAGCTAATGTTTTTTCTAATTCTGAATAAATTGGTCTTCTAAAATCTTTTTGTATAAGACCATCACTAATTCTCAACATTTCAAAGAAATCTAAATCATCTACACTAGTAAGAGTTTTTGTAATTAATTTTAAAGCAATTTTCAAACGATCAGAACCAGGTGCAGAAAAATTATATGCCCCTTGTGCATTATCTAACAAAGTAGAATCTACTCCAGAGTCCACAATTGTTTCAGCGACTGCAATACCAATTTTCTTTGTTGGTCTATCACTATATTTTTCTAAAATAATTGTTTGAGGATCATTACGAACAAAATTACCTTGGATATAAAATACACCTGCATCAATAGAAACAGCAGATCCTCTACCTGTTGCACTAGTTTCTTGTAAAAATGCAGTAACTGATAAATCATTTGAAACAATACGTTCGGCGGGTGAAAATACTGCAGCAGTATTTAGATTTGCAGTACCACCTGCACCAGAACCACTACCACCAGAAAATCCTACAGTAGGTGCAGAAGTGTATCCTGATCCTTTACTTGTTATATTAACCCCTAAAACTTCTCCAGCAGTACCAATTACCGCTAGACCAGAAGCTCCTGATCCACCACCACCTGTTAAAGCAACTGTTGGTGGTGCAATATATCCAATACCTTGCCCAGTTATAGTAATACCTTGTACTTGGGTAGTAACTGATGCTCCGGAAATATACTTTACGAAAATAGTATCTGGGTCTCCAGTACCGAGATCACTTACAGAACTATTTAAAACAATAGCACGACAACCTGACGTTGTACCGTATATAGTTTTTCCTACAAGATTACCAACATTAATATTTACTCCATTATATAATGCTTGTAATTTTACATATTCATATTCCAGATTAAGAGTGATATCACCACCGGTAACTTTAGAACCGTCTTGAAAAATATGATTCCCAAATCGTTTGATTTGATTTCTTAAAATAGTCTGCTCTTGCGTAAGTTCGCGTGCTTGAACAGGAAATCCTGCTTTATATAATATTTGATGAAAATCTTTAGTTTCATCATAATCATCAAAGTAGGGACTTTGATTTGTATTGATATTGTAATTTGTCATTTACAGTTTCCTTTGATTAGACTTAAAATTCACAAACGATTTTTATATCTTCGGTTGAATCTGATGCTCTGTTAATTGGTCCTCTAAATTCTGAATAGATAATAAGTCCAGTAGCTGACTTTAATTCTGATTTTTCATAAACATTACTCGTTGCCGGAGTAACACCATCTAATAGTAAAGGATCAACTAAAAGTTGTACCTTTCTAAAATCATCTCCTACCGGAAAGTCACCACCTTCAATTCCTACTAAACGGCTATTTAACATTACAAATGCTCCTCCTAATTCGTTGACAGCACTAAAACCATGCCCCCCTTGAGGACTAATCATTACCTTTAATGTTGCACTTATTCCACCTGCACCTAAACCACTAACTACGGTAGCAACTGCTGAACGATATATTGTTCCTTTTGTTTTCATAGTAATAGCTTCAATAACACCTGTTGATACATCAACTCTTGAAACATGAGCAGTAGCATCATTATTATCTACAGATGCCAAAGTAACAGCAGGCATAACATCATATACACTTGTCGAATCAGGTTCTGTGGAAGCTGAATCCCAATTCGGAGTAATAGTTGCAGTTTCAAGTGTTCCATCATAATCAGTTATTGTTCTCAACTGTCCAATTCCTTTACCCGCTCTAATATACACCGTCATATTATTATAATAATCATCAGTTTGGTGATTATTTTCCCATGTTTGTCCAGTACCAGATGTCAACTTAATTGTATTTGTTGTTGACGAAACTGCATTTCCAGTATTAGATTTATATAAGGTTCCACCAGTTACAATATTAATATGTTCTATTGATCCATCGACTGCTGCATTTTCTACTGCTGCCTGATCCGGATTAGCAATAGAATCAGCAGGTGATTTTATTGGAATCCAATCAGACGTTACAAATTTAACAACATCTGATTGCTGAACTTCATACATAAATTTCCACTTATAACGATCTGCTGTTTCAAAAACACTTGTTCCTGTACCAGTAGGCTCATTAAGAGAAAGAGCACCACCATAATTACTAATACACTTATATACTTTAAAATTAGAGTTCATTACAAAAAAGTCCGTTAATACACCACCTGGATCTGGTAAACCATTAACACCTAATTTCACCCCATCTATCATATCATCTTGTAGATGATCGTATTCTGCATATCTAGTATTGGTTGTCCAATTAACTCTTTTAATTACATGAGAAACATCTGCAGAACTAATTTTTTTAACTGCAATTAAATCATTATGGTTTTTATAATATGCTACTGCAGTATCAATAGGAACCGGAATAGTAGCATCATTAGGCGCTGTTTCAATATACTCTCCCAAACTTACTCCAGACCATGGGGTATCCTTACCAATAGATAAATAAACATTGTTACCAACAAACGCGTTAATGAAATTATCAGCATTGAATTTTCTAAAACTGTTATTAATTATAGCAGACATTTTTTTTCCTCATCTTTTTATTTATTATAATATTTATAATACTTTTTGCGTGAATTATTATTTTTTATGGTGGGTTACCACCTGGTTGATACCATTGTAATGTAATTGGACCATCTAATGGTGGTAAAACTTGATTGGCCGTTCCGTATACATTTGCAACAAAACCTGAAGTAGTCGTTTCACCATAAGTTACATCAGGAGTCACAGCATGATCCCATTGTGTAATTATTGCATTTGTTAGATTTCTTTGCTTCATACCACCCAATGATTGCCAATCAAATGTTAATTGCTCTAAGAAAGGACCTATACCAGTTCCAGATTCTGTTCCTCCAGGCTGCCCAGACCCAGTAATTATAATAGTTGGTGCAGTTGTATATCCAGATCCACCATTTGTAAGTGTTATAGCAGTTACAATACCAGCAACAACAGTTACATCTGCTTTAGCACCAGTTCCATCTGTTCCAGTATTATCAAACACAACTCCTGGTGCACCTATACTTAGTCCTGAATGATCAACATATCCGGATCCACCTACTAAGTTTGAAAAACCAGTTACACTACCAGCAACAACAGTTACATCTGCTGTAGCACCAGTTCCTCTAATACCTTGAGAATATCCACCTTGTGTTCTAAATTTCCAATAATCTAATTTTCTTCTCAACGGCCCTAATCTTAATTGTGTTGAAAGAATAATTTCATCTGTCATGTTTCCGAAATCAGCCATTTCTTCAGTTTCTTGTAAATCTGAAATAAGACCATCATCACCATATCTAGTTGCCCCAAGTGTTATCCACAAATATTCATCCAAACCTTGTAGATTTTTAAGAGAATTTATTCCTAGTAATTTAATATATGTTTGACAAACGGTTGGTGCTACAAAGAAAGTAGGAGTAGTAACTAAACCCCAATCATCTGATTCTGTAACGGATAAAGAAACTAAATCAAAATCCTCGTTTGGATTTGGTTCTTCTGAAATAGGATCGAGTACTGACAAATAATCTAAATCAAGTAAGAAAATATAATTAATCTCTCCCTCACAAGAATCAACTGGTAGTTGAATAATAACAGGCGGTTCAATTGTACCTTCATGAAAAATAATTGTATATTCTTGTTTTGGTGCATCATCAAATGTGTATGCATTTAATCTAGTAGATGCAGTACTAATCATTTGTACATTACCAAACATTGCCATACCAGCTGGATGAACTACTCGTTTTACAATTTCTCGCCAATCATAAATTGAATGACTGGAAGTTATAACGTAAGAAAATAATTGATAGTACTTACTATCTTGGATGTATTTACCTGCTGAAAGAAAACCATCATCACCAGCCCAACCAACATTATGCTCATTTTCATATCCCGAAATAGTTCCCGTCCCTACTGCTGTACCATCACCCTTAGGAGTAAAATCTAAAGATGGACTAGTTAAATAACCAAAACCATTATCTACAATTTTTAATGTTTTAACACCACTAATATTCCAGCCTGTTAAATTAACATCAAGTCCAGTACCAGATCCACCACTAACAGTTGGTAGTTTAATATATCCTCTACCTCCATTTTCTACTTCTATTTTTGTAACTGTACCTGCTCCCAGAGCATCAATTTCTTTTACAATTAAACTAGCAGTTCTTCCATCAACATCTACTTCATCGGCGTTATTAGTAAGTGTTAGTATATCTCCAACGACATATCCAGTACCACCACTTACTATATTAGTACCTGTAACTATTCCAGTAGTTAATGAATCAACTTT